TTACCGACGCTTGAACCATACCCGGAAAGCCAGCATTGCCCGGTGTGGAATGGTCAGCCGACGTTGAATCTTCCACCCCAGGTAGATTTCCCAGCGCCATGTTTTATTAATCGGAGCCGTGCATTTAAAGGCCCACGGGTTTTCATATCTGACTATGACCGGCCACCCATCACGGAGAGGGATGCTTCCCTCGTTCCCGTGAATGAAATACCCATATTCCTTCTCATCCACCTGGAAGGGAGGAAACGCATTTTCCCCGAAAAGATAGTAGGCAAATCCGTAGGCACAATTGCGATACAACCAATGTACCCGGCAGAAATATCTTTTAATCTTTTCCGCTGTGGTAAACGGTTTGACCAGGAGTTCCCGATAGACCGTCCGCCCGTTCATCTGGATTATATACGCTTGATAGTGTGCGTCCCAGTCGTACCGCAGGAATTTAGGCATACGGCCCACGTCCGTCTTGTTATCCAGCGTATCATCCCACGTATTCCAGAGATTCAAGAAGCCGGGAAGCTGGCCTTCTTCCGTTCCGAAAAGAACTACTAGCCAGTTGGTCAAGTAACATAAGACCATACAGGCAAGCTGTAATGGCGCATAGACGAAGTATTTCAAGTTGTCACTTCTTTCTTTACAATTTCATAATCCACGCCAGCACGTAATACGGTGGCATATTGTTGTGGGGCTGGTTTCCGCCGAATTCAAGGTGCAAAACGTCCGTATTTCTGGTGGCCGCATCTCCGAATTGCATAGTGGAGACCCATTTACTGCCACCAGACATGACATACGAAAAGACTCCGGATTGCGATGCATCATTGTTCATACCACTCACAATATTGGTGTTTCCACCTGCCAACCGGAACTGGACGTCGCCTTTAATCTTCGGTAGTTCGGCTTCTGTCAGCTTGTGTGTTGCTTCCCCACCCGTAGCCCCGTTGTTCGTACCATCCCCGCCGTAGATGAAGCGGTTTCTCAGGTCAGGCGTGCCGTTTGTCCCGTCGCACAAGTGCCACTCTTTGTCAACCAGCCCCGTGTTTTTATCTATTGGGTAGCCGTCGTTAAATGTCCCGGAGAACGCTGTTACAGTTCCAGGTAGTACTCCACCAGAATTTGTAACAATAAATTTCGCCGTTCCGTCTGTAAATTCAGTCATGTTTACTCCTTTATGCGTAACAGATATAAGCTCGCACGGTATAAGTTAGCGGGGTTACGGTGGTAGATTTACCGTAGATAGCAGATGAACGGGAAGCGTCTAGATTGGCGGTCAACACCGGAAATCCAGAAGGAACCGTTCCGCCACCTAAACCGCTTTCGTTCCCGTATGCCTTTGCGGACGGCTGGAAGCATCCATTTATCATGGAGTCTCGCAGGAATCCAATCCCGGAACCGTTTCCTGCTGGTCCGCCAGAACCACTACCACCACCAATAGAACCAGTGATGTTCGGCAACCCTGCTTCCACCATCTGCCCCGGCGTGCTGTCCGCTCTCAGATACCGTCCATTCAGGTTCGGGAGCACGTTGGTTTCCAGGTAATCCACCAGCCGTTTGTATTTCGTCCCGTCAATCGTCTGTCCGTCTAACGGCAGGAGGTATTCATGCTCGCCCGTCTTTGTCGTTGGCTTGTAGATAATATCGCCTATGCTGTGCTTGCTCAGTGTATCATTGATGTAAAACGTTACAGTTCCATCATTAATTACACCACCCATGTTACTCTTGATAGTCGTCCAATCTGGCTCTGTGCTACCCGTCGTCCCTGCTTGCGTTACAACGATAACGCACCCCGGTGGAAGGCTGGGAGAGGTCAGTACGTCGCCGGCTTTGTAAGCGGTGTTGCGTTTAATCTGGTACGGCACCCCCGCTTCCTGCTTCGTGGCGTATGTGCTTTCGGCTTCGGTGCTGTTCAGCTTCTTGGCCAGCTCTGCCGTCACCGTCGTTGCAAAGTTGGGGTCATTGCCCAGGGCTGTAGCTAGCTCGTTTAAGGTGTTGAGGGTTTCGGGAGCAGAATTGACTAGTGCCGCGATTGATTTTGCTACAAATTCAGTAGAAGCGATGGCGTTAGAAGAGTTACCTTCGTTAGCCGTGGGGACGATGGTTTGACCGGTGAATGTGGCGTCGGTGGCTTCCAAGTAATTTGTGGTAACCGATTGCTTAATCGAATCAGTAATAGAAACATTATTTTCTTTAATTTTAGTGGCGTTTAATTCTGCCGGAAAACTTGCGTTTCTATTATAATCCCAAGTATATAAGTGATCATTAAATTCCAGAGATGGATTAGTTCCGCTCCAGAAATTAGTTCCGTACCCGCAAATATTGAAAATCGCGGCTTTTCCAGTTATTTCAGCATCTATATAATCCCTACCAGCATAAACGTTTGGAGCGACCATAAATGTAAATCTAAATATGTTATTTCTATCTTTGTTTCCAGAAAAGGTCATATCCGTCGGCATACTGATAAAATTACCACCACTCCATCCTTTTAATCCGTTTTTCTTGTAATCGTTTGAGAAAGCGGTTGACCATATAGATTCTCCCTTGACGTTGAAGTAGCAGTTTTCTATTTTACAATTAAGAAGATTAGTTAGCGTATTAACCCATATATAAAAGTATTTAATCGAACAATATCGTTCATTACTTTTAAAATTTTTACTAGTCCAATAATTTATTTTATCTGTTTCTGGTGTTCCTTCCGGCACGTTAAATTTGCAAGCCGTAATACTAATTCTCACCCCACATAGCGCGCTTTGCTTATTGTCTATTAAAGGAATTATAATGGCACTATTACGAGTAGAAAAAATATCCTGTTTTACGTTATCAGGAATCTTTGCATCTTCCCACGTTTTACCCCCGTCTGTAGTTTTTTCAATTATTATTTGATCGCCTGGCAAAAAGGCCAATTTATTAGCCCTCATTGTATTAATAAAGGGAACGATAGTAGGAACATCAGTATTTACAACGAAGAACTCTGGATTTTTTATATTTTCAGCGGGCCATGTTTTAGGCTTGTTCTTAATAAAATCCATCTGTGTATCATTCGTCTGGTTCCAATCCGCCTGCAACGTTTTAGCATTTTCCGCCGCCTGTGCCGCACTAGCCGCCGCGTTCTGCTCACTGGTCTTGGCGTTCTGCTCGCTTTTTCTCGTTTCCGCCAAGCTGGAAGCCGCATTAGTATCGTGTGTTGCCGCCTCATTGGCACTGTTTGCCGCCGCCTGGGCAGAAGCTTCCGCCGCAGACGCAGAACTAGCGGCCTTGGCAATGGGGGCAAGATTGGTGTTGATTACATTGCCGTTAATATCGGTCATGCTCATGACCCCGGCATCATCCACATCAGCAGAAACGATAGTCCCCCGGAGCCACTTGTTCACCCATTCTTCTTCTGTTCCGTTGTAGCCGTTTTTCACCGCAATGGAATACGCAGAAAGGCCATCCTTGCCATCTACGCCGTTGACGCCGTTCTGTCCATCGTCTCCCTTCGGTCCCTTGTCGCCCTTATCGCCTTTTAAAGAAGCCAGCCACGCGGATTCATTGCCGGTAAATCCGTTCTTGGCCGCCAGCTCGTAGGCGGATAAACCGTTAGCTCCCGGCTTCCCATCAGCCCCATTAGCACCATCCACGCCGTCTTTTCCCGGCTTGCCATCAGAGCCATTAGCCCCAGGTTCTCCCTTTTCCCCTTTTTCTCCCTTTAAAGTTTCAAGCCATTCAGCCTCAGTGCCCGTGTAGCCATTCTTGACCGCCACTTCATAAGCGGAGTAGCCCTTTTCTCCTCGCGGACCGGCTACGCCATTCCCGGTAGAAGGAAGGCCGACTGTAATCGTATTATCCGCAGAAATCTCTACATTGTAATTGCTCATGTTACCCCCTTGTAACGTCTTTCAGAATCTCACAAGGCCACACACCTAGGGTAGAAACCATCCCATCCGCCCGGTATTCAATATCCATCACATATTTCCCCGGAACAAGGTTTTCCGTTTCCTCATGGGTAAAATCGAATTGATTGTTGTCGCACTCTTTTCTTATAACATAATCTTTATCATTGATATGTTTCTTGATAGATAGAGTGGCCGCGTAATCCGTGTATTCCGTCCCGTCTTTGATAGATTTCAAACGGATTTCCCCGGTATCCCCTCGTGTGAATTTCAGCCCGTCTTCCAGTGTAAATTTAAACATCAGTTCACCGCCCCGATTATTAGACCTGCTACTGCACACCCGGCAACTAGTCCCCAAAAATTCCTTTGCCGTTTAGCCGTAGCTAATTTACTTGTCATCAACTTTTGGTAATCCTTCAAGGATTGTTCGGCTTTCTTTTGAGAGTCTTCTGCTTTCTTCAATGAGAGCTTTAGTTCTTCCGATTGACTCTTGGACTTCTTTAGCTCTTCTTGTACTTTCATCAATTCCGTTCTGCACTCTTCCAACGCTTTCCGTTGCTCGGTCAATTGAGTTTCTGATAGCGTCAGCTCGTTGTTCAGCGTCTCTGATATTTCTTCCTGTCTCTGACTGATGGACAGTAACTTCTGGTACTGTTCCTCGGTCAGAATCCGGGACGCGGAACACATAGATGGCAGCAAGAATAGTAAGAAGCACAACGCCAACGAGAGCAGCTTTAATTTTCTGGCTTTCATTCAAAAATTTCACCCCCATATTTCGATTTTAAGGCCGTTAAATTTTTGCTCGAATATAGTTTGTAGTGTAATAATAGAAAAACGCTCATAAGCTAAATATGCAGCCATATAAGCGTTTCGGCGTTTTAGACATTTAAATCAGCCTTCGTCGTTGCTTTTCATCGCTTCGAACTTGTTTTTATACCAATTTGCCTTTCCTCTGATTACATTTCCACCCGTCCTTGGGTCAGAATAATCCGTAATCCACTCTGGACTATCATCAGTTCCTAGAAATTGCAGGTCCCATCTTTCACATCCGTTGTTAGGGCCGTACTCATCACCTTCCGGTAACAGGCCATCAATGTTGTCTGCCGCTTCTGCATGAGTCAGCACTCTTTCAGAATCAATGGTCAACCACAACGCCGGAGCAAGGACGGCAATGACCTGCGCCATAGAATCAATCTGCGCCACCGTCGGAGGGTAATCTCCTAAATCCTCGGTAGTCGCCCCATATCCGCAACAGAGCGTAATTCCGATAGATGCTGTATTTCTATGCCATGTGTGAGCAAGCGTCTCGGAAAAGTCATCTGTACTTGCCCAGATAGATCCGTCTTGGTCAATGTTCAGATGATAATCATCATACATCTGACCGTATCGGCCAGCCGTCCAGTGAAGATAGATTTTAACATCTCTCCACATCTGCTTAGCTTCCTGCCATAAAGCAGGGAAGGCAGCTTTAGCCATCGTCTCTATGTCTTTCAGCGTTACACGTTTCATTCTTTTCCTCATTCTCCTTTTCTAAATAATCGGGAATACCGTTTTCATCTTCATCAATCAAAGCCTTGGCCAGGAATCCTACTGCCGCTATAAACGCTGTTCCCGTTATGGTCCTTAGCAATTCATTCAGAGCGATAAACTCAACTTTTCCGTTATAATACCAAACAAACACCCATCCTGCTATGTATAGGGCTATGACAACCAGGATAAGTACCATGAGCAGAATGACAAGAGCACGGGGAAGTCCGCGCACTTTCATTTTTCCAGTCTTATCTAAAGCCTTTATAACCCCGTTTCGAATCGTATCAAACCATTTCATCAGGTAACACCATAAATTCCTTATAGATGGTATCCATTACCCCGTTTTTCCCTAGACCTGCATAGGCTGTGTGCATTGCTTCAAATGCTCCTTTGTCAGCACTGGAAGCATAGCCTTTTTCCTTGTGACAGTGATAAGCCTGCAACATTCTATCTCTGAGAAGGCTCTGGAGTCCCTGCTTAATCAATTCGTATTCCTGCTTCTCTCGGTTCTGCTCTTCCTGATATCTTTTATATTTTCCCCAGATATAACCGCCGACTGCAGGAATGACAGAACCTAAAATAATATGAAAAACTTCTTCCATGTGGTTGCTCCTTTAACAGAAAAGGGACCTGCAATCAGGTCCCTATATCACTACTATTTTACCTTGTTCTTAGCCTTCTTTTTTGCGGCATTTCTTTCCCGTTGAATTTTCCGTTTTGCATCTTTGAACGGGTCGCCGGTCTTTTTCGCCGTGTTCTTTTTCGGCTTAGACAGCTTCCGATCCATGACAATTGCACCCATGAGCTGGCGTAAATCCCTTTCAGAATCAGGATACAGGAAATACTGGATAGAGTTGGCAATTCCATCAGACACCATATCAGGAGAGCCTACAATCCCATTGATTGCCCTGCCACCATCCCGCACGATATCAGCCAGGTTCTTTTTACCATCGTTCTTCACTACGGAACTAGCGGTAACCCCCGCTTCGGACAATCTGACGAACGAATCAAGCGCGCTGGTCATCTTGACAGAGTTGCCGAACCACTTGGCGTCAGGCTCAAAGATAGAGCGGGAAACAGGACGCCAGATATCCCGTAGGATAGGGATAGTAGCCGCCTGGTTATCCATGGAGGTTTGAGAGAATTTCCGGAGCCAATAGGCCGCATCCTTCTTCTCTTTATCGTCGCCCCCGCCCAGGGCTTCCATTGCGCCCCGGATACCCATTTCAATAGCACTATTGACCATTATCCCTAATAAGAGATAATGAGCCATAGGAGCCATGAATTGTTGGCTTGCATACCGTCTCCAGCCGGTTTTCCCAGCCCGTTCAGCCGCCTGCAAACCTGCGTAGTACTTATTAGCGGCCATGTTATAGAGAGCGTTTTGGAAGGTATAGAACATGGTCAACGCCTTGGCCATTTCCCCGCCCTTCTGGGCCTTGGAAAGGTCCTTCATTTCGCCAGAACCAATGACACGTACTACCGCCCTGTCACCTGCGGAAATGGCGTTTCGCTGTGCGGTTTCATTATCATGCCCCATCTGGATTTCCTGATTCAATGTTTTGCGATATTCACTATACCACAACGGATATGCGAACATGTTATCAGTCATTCCAATGAGCTTAAATCCATTGCCCATAATGGCCTGCGTCAGCTTAGAAGCATGGAGCTTCTTGTTCTGGCTTTCCATTGCTTCCCTAAGGTTCGTATCCATCCGCTCAGATCGTTTAGCCATAAATGGGGAAAGTCCATTCACAAGCCGGAGGTTCTGTTCCGGATGGGTATAGAAATCCTTGAAAGCGGAAACAAAGTTATCTACCCCGCAATACATCATCATCAGAGGAGCGTTGGCAACGTTCAGGAGCATGGTAGAAGTACGATACATCAAGACTGCCGCCGTAGTCCGAGTCCGGAGCCGTCTCACCAAACGGTCATACCACTCTTTGCCCTCTTTAGGAGCCTGCCAGATATCAGAGGCCCAGTCACGCAAGGCTTTATATTCTTCCATTCCCATGGAGTCAACTACAGCCTTGGTGAACTTCCGGTCATTGATGATTCTGTTCACGTCCAGGGCCGTTTCCCTGAAAGCGATATAGTGCATCATTTCCCCGCCTTTGTTGCCGATGACATCAAAAGACAAGCTCAACGGACGGTCGGTTACAGTCGTTGCCCGGGAATTCGTAAACCCCTTGCCCTGACCCATCCGAGCCACGCCAGGAGCCATGGATTTCAGGGTATCCATTTCTTCCAAATCGCTTGTTCTGACAGACTGGTCAGAGTCATACACTACAGGATAATAACCGCCCTGGAGCTGATAAGTATTGCCATCCTTCCCCGTTACAGAGAAGGACCGGTGTGCCAGTTTCCCCAGGGGGATACCGGTAGTCCGTTCTTTCACGCCGGATTCATCCTCATAGTGTGCGCCCATCAGGTTCCACACCTTGGTGATAGTTGCCCAGTCCCGCTTATCCAGTTCCTTTAGAACATCATTGAACAGGTCCGCAACAACCCTCTCACGGATTTGCAGAGATTTAAACTCTTGTCCCACTGGCTCGTTGTCCAACACACGCTTATAACCGGATTCAGTGCCAGCGGTTAAGGCCATGCACATAATCTGCTCTTTGGTCAGGAGCCGGTTACCAAAGCGGTAAATCCTCTTATTCCTGATCTCATCTAATTCTTCCCCTGTATAAGCCCCGAACGCATCTTTCAAACCAGCAGCAAATTCCGCTTGTAACTTGATTTCCTCGTTCGTCGCCCTCATAACAGGATCATACAAGGTCTTAATGGCCAGCCCGGTAACATTCTTGCCCGTCTTGCCGATATACCCATCCATGCGCTGGAAGATGGTAAGAGGAGCAATCAGCTTGTTAAAATAACTGCCGAGGAAATCCTTTGCATCCTTCATGTTCCGTTTTCTCTTATCTGTCCAGCGGTTTGCGTCATATGGGTCTTCTTTAATATGAATCCCGTTATGTTCAATCAGGTTGTCAGCCAGAGCGGACGCGGCCTCGTCAATCCGAGCACCCTTTACGCCGTTTAGTTCGACAACGTTCAGCTTATCTTTCTGGCGGCTCATTTTATAGAGCGCCTTCATGATTTTATTCACATATTCCCACCCATTGGGAGAGAGTTTTTCCATCCCGATACGCTGTGTCTGATTTCCCAGAGCATCAAGCCACTGGGGGATTTTCACTTCGGATTCTTTTTCGTTAGGAGAACCGGTCAGCCAAAGGAAAAGTTCTTCCAGTTTCGGAATCCCCTTAGAAGGAGGAAGTCCGTCATTTCTGGCTAGCCCCAGGACGTAGGCTAAATGCTGATACCAATAGCGTTCAGCCGCTGGCATCCGTTCATTTCCTTTTTGCAGAGTTTGGATATTTTTCTGGATTCTAGCGGCCTGCCGGTCAATCAGCTTCTTGAAACGCCCGGATTCAGTTACCATAGCCGCAAGCAACAACTGCTGTTGTTTTGCGTTAGCCGCCTTATCCCACTCCCCTTTGCTCATCAATCTGAACACTTCATACTGCTTCTGTCCCAGTTTCTTAGCCCACAATGCCACGTTCGTAGCCTGGTTGATAGGGAGAGTAGAAAGAGACTGCCGTGCCATTGCCCGCCGTTCAGAAACGGTCTTCAACACGGTATCACGCACGATCCGGATACCCGCCTTCATATTCCGCATTTCCGTTTGAGCTTCCTTGACTTTCTCGTTCCTCTGGTCTTCCTGTACTTCCAGCTTTTCAGCAATTTTCCTAGCCTTTTCAGCCGCTTCCGCCGCTTCATTATTAGCCTTTTCCGTTGCTTTATCTTCTCTTGCCTGTGCTTTTGCGGCGGCTTCGTCTTCCCCGGCAATGTAGGCTTTCGCCTTTGCGGCCAGGGCTTCATATTCCAGAGCGTGCAACATCTCTTGATATTCAGAGTCCTGCACGGCCTTTTTGGCATCCTCATACAGAGTTTCTGTGTCCAGCCTGGATTCTTGCATTTCCTCGGTAAACCCTTTCATTTGGGCATCCAGGGCCGCTTCAAAACTACCACCACGCTTCTTTAATTCTTCCTGATATTCCTCAGGCGTCAAGTTGAAATCTGCCAGTACATCCAGGTTCCCGCCGTTCATGCGGACCATTTCGTCAGCCCGCCAGAAATCATCTTGGCCCATCTCAGAAGCGACTTGTTCCCGTTTAGCTTCGATTGCTTCTGCAATATCTTTCCGGTCTGCTTCTTCCAGGTCTTTCATCGCCTTTTCAAGCACCTTTGCTTCCGCTTCTTCCCTGACCTTCTGATACCATCTTTCCCACGTTCTTGCGTTTTCATCCAACATGAGCTTCATACCGCCAGCCCGCTTGAAGTCATCGACCATCTGTTCTTTCATGGCCATGGAGATTTCATCTTCCGTGGCAAGCATACGGTCCATGACTGCCGTCACTTCTTTCGTAGGCTTCCCACCAAGCTGTTTAAAATCTCGATAGATAGAAGTCAGCCAAGATTTGAAGCGGTTGAAGATACCGTGCAACTGGGGAGCCGGAGCCTTGCCAGTGCGGAGATACGCCTCGAACCCTCGTGCGAACTTTTCGTGCTGTTCCACGGAAATATCTGCATCCAGCTTCTTATTGCCGAACCACTGTTGCAAGGTCATGAAATCTTCCACGAACTGCTGGGAAGCGTTCTCATTGAGTGCCAGCTTCTGCATATTGATTAAATACCAGTGTGCAGATTCGTGCATGAACGTGGACTGGTCTGCCGCATCGAACAAGGAGATCATATCCCCGGTAACTGTGGTCTGTCCTTGAATCTGGGCTTGTTGCTGGTTGTACTTGTCGATGATGGAAATGGCTTTATCGTCAAAGACAACGAAACAGCGCCCATCCTTGCTTCCTTCGTAAGTAATGCCCTTAATGCCGTACTTATTTAAAAGCTTGCTAGCGTTCTCATCATTGAAACCATTTACGAAATTAGCACCAACACTGCTAAACCCGTCGTAAATCGCTTGCCCATCAACGCCGTAATCTTTCTTGTCAAGCTCTTTGAAAAAGTCAGCGTAGTTGACTGTTCCGTCCTCATTCTGGTGTTCTGCCTTGTATTCATCGAACACATAGTTTTTGCCCAGCACGTCGCCTTCATCGTTGTAATCAAGAACCCGTTTCACAAAGTTCTCTTTTAAGTTATCATCGACGGATTTAAAAGCCTGTTCAATCCCACGTTTCACCTTTTCCGGCTGTTCAGAAAAAGACTTTTGTTCATCCAGTAAGCTGTCATCATCGGGAATGTTGACTTCATACAGACGGTGATTTTCGGAAGGCTTTTTCATAGAGAACCGGCCGCCCTCTAGAACCTCTTTAGCTTTTTTCAACCGCTCCAGTTCCTGCTTTTCCCCCTCGGAAGCGTCTGGAGCACTATCCATTTTAATATATTTGTCGACGTCTTTTAACACGGATTCTTGCGTACTATCCTCGTCGATAAAAGGAGCAAGGATACTCAGAGGGGAAGAATGTCCAATGGGTGTCCCATCTGCTTCATAAATCCAATCGCCGTTGGAATAGTATTCTTTTCCGCCCACAAGGAAATTTGCTGTGTTGCCAGTCGATACCTTATAACGTTCTGCGGTATCTCGATTTTTAGCAAAATACAGGCCCCAGCCGTGAACCTGCGCTCCTTCACCCTCTCCCATGTGAGATAACATGAAGTTGTCAAAGTTGTTCGGAGAACCGTGCCAAGCGGTTTGGTTCAGCCAAGTATTTTTCTTGACAAGTTTTTTTGCATTTGCTAAACTAACAGTACCAAAAGCACTTACCTTTCTAGGCTTTAATCCGGTGTTGGGTCCAGCATTAAAACCCGAACTGGTGTGAATAGCCCCGTGGCTGGAAACGGGAGGAGGAGTTAGCCGCCCCCCAAAGGTAAGTGCTTTTTGTTTTTCCTTATTCATTCTTGATACAGTTTGTGGAGTAAGTGTTACAACAGTATAAAAATCTTCGTTAGTAGAATTATCTTTGTTTAAGTTTAATATAAGAGCTACTGGAGTTCCATTCAAATAAGAACGAATCTCTACTCTTTTTTTATTTTGAGTGATAGAGTCAATATTCGAAAGAATATACTTAATAGCCGCTTCTATTCCCCCGTGCACATTTTGAACATGATGTCGTAACAAATGAGCATAACCAACCCCATAAGTAGAACCTTTGTGATGGAATCCAATTTGTAATCGAACTGGAGCGCCTTTTAAAATTGTTCCATCATCAGCCACTGCCTGCGGAATATACCCAAAATCTATATCACCATGGCTATTTAACACATAGGTAAGCTGGTCTTTTTTCATTTGAGCAAGAGTTTTACCGTCGGCCACGCCGCCAGCCGGGACTATGTTAAGCCCCTTTGCAACGTCTTCCGCCGTTGTCTTTTTCCCCTGTCTAGTCCACTCTTCCGCCAGCCGTTGGCACATACGAGCGAACAAAACGCCGTCATACCGTGCGGCCTGCTGAACCTTTTTGTTGACGCCAACAGAATGGTTTAGCAAGTCCGTAGTACGCTGATACACTCTATAGGCTTCCGGAGTCATACCACGGGTAATAGTCGTTTCCACGTTCTGGATTTTTGCGATCTTGTCCTTCATTCCTCGGAGAGTCGCAATGGTGTTGGCCATAGCATCAAGCCGTTCTTTGTTGGCCTTCATTTCGGCGTCAATCTTGCCTACTTCATCCATATCCCCCGCGTTAGCCGCCATATCACGGATACGGGCTAAAGAGTTAGGCCCGCCAGCGACCGCCCCGGTCATGATGTCATAAGCGAACTGTTCTTTTTTCTCAACCGTAGGGGTTTGAATACCGAAATAGTCCGTCCACCACTTATCACGCCAAGTTCCATGGTTATGCACTACCCGCACATTCCCATTGTCATCAGCGTACCTATCATCAACGATCCGAGTTCCATCGTGGTTTTCTTTACTGGCCGCTTCTTCTCTTTCCCATACCTCTCTAAGGATGTTCTTGTATTCCTGTTCAGCGCCTCGCAATGCCTTCCTATAGGCGTTTTGCACGTCGTTAGGATTGCCGGAAATAATCTCAGAAGCCAGCTTCCTTTCGTCCTCATCAGAGAAGTTCTCGTTGACAATAGTCGGTATGATTTCTTGTACTTCCTGTTCGTCCTGTTCCGCCAGTGCCTTCACATTCTGCTGGAAGCGTTTAATGGTATCTTTCTGCCGTGCGGTACAGTTAATATCCGGAGCGGAGGTGGTCATATCTACAATCTTGTCATTAGCCGGTAAAGCGGTCTGGCAATAGACTTCTGTAGGAACTTCCAAATCACCCTTAGATTCAATCACCTGCTGGATTTCGGAAGGACTGTATCCGGACTGCTGACCCAGCTTCTGTACCAGTTCTGCCCCGCCTTTTTCATTCATCAGCATTTCCACATCTACATAGACGTTGGGAAGTCCCGCCTTGTCCATTTCCGTCTTGATTACCTGCATGTAGGCTTTCGGATTTTCTTTGAACAGCTTATTGTCCTTCTGGTTCTCCTGAATATCCCGGAGCATTTGACCAGTAACAGCGTTGTCAACTTCCTGCGCTGTCAGTTCGTTATGAAGCCGTGCAATGTTGACCAAGGAGCGCACGCCTTTAATATTGGAAAGCACGTCACCGCCGATGATCATACCGCCCACAGAGGGAACTGCTTCTGCCATTGCGTCGACGGAGTTCCCAACGATTTCGGCTACGGATACGGGTTTTTCCGTAGTCTGGGGATGAGTGGCAATGATAGCGTTCTTGACAACATCTCCCGTTGCACCCTGGTAGGCTTCTTCTAAGATTTCTTCTTTCGCCCTAGGCGCCCAGGATTTCACCGCCGTAGCCAGATACCCCTTCAGCCCGCCTTTAATAGCTTCTGCATTACCTTTGTTCCGTGCAACAATATCTTGAATGGCCTTCCTATCTGCCCCGCTCAAGGTAGACATGATTGCATCATAGTTCCAGAATTCAATCCCGGTTTCAATCCCAGTTTCGATAGTAGCCGCGATTTTAGCTTCTCTAGGAGTCAAAGTTCTAGTCCCATCTTCATTCTGATAGGACAGATATTCGGTATACTTTTCCCCTACCTGTCTGCGATACATTCCGGCCATCGTGCCGAACTTGAAAGCATAAGAACCAATCTTCTTCGCAATCGGAGCCGGAGCGCCCATCATGTAGGCCCCGCCACCGAGAATTCCAGCGGCAACTGCACCAACTGCGGCATCACTGCCCATCCCGGCCACTTGAATCCCCGTCTGGGTCAGAATACCCATAAGCGGATTCATGGTAGTCTGGGGAACCATTTTCTGTAACTCTTCCAGCCGTGCGGTAAGCTGTTTGGCCCGTTCCATTTCTTCTTCGGTCAGCGTGCGGCCTTCTACATAGGCACGGTCATAAATATCCGCCCGTTCACTACTATTGTTGAACGTTTCCGCCACCAGAGCCGGAATACCAGTGATGGACTGAACTGCCTTTACGTCCTCTGCATTTTTCAGCATTGCTTCGAACGTATCCGGAGTAGCGTTAGCAAGAGAAGGATAGTATTCTGCAAGATACGCCTTGAACGCTTCGGGGTCATTGCGGTCTACATCATCTCCCACCCGGCTGTCAATTTTGAACTGGGCCAGAATTTGGGCGCCCTTGATATAGGCATCACGATCACCAAAAAAGATTCCAGAATCCTTCCCATAGGCCCGTGCCAGTTCTTCGGACATGCGGTTCTTTTCTGGGGTATCCCACTGAAAATTGAAGTTATTGTAGATTTCTGTACCACGGACCCAATCAGCGGTAAAAGCCAGTGTACGTTCCGCCCCCTGCTGGTAAGCATCCCCGAATGCATTACCTAGCAAGCCGGCATGGAAGAATTCATCTACCAGGTTACTGTTTGGAACAACCGGGTTCTGAATATCATCCATGGTACGTTGATATTCTGCTGTGTTGTCTGCGGCCCGTTCTGCGGCGGCGTTTTCTGCCGCCTGCACCATGTTTCCTGCCGTTTTCCATACAGGAGTATTCAGAGTATCGTTGATGGACTGCCGTGCGGACGCAAGCATGTTACCCACGCCCACGGGCTGTGCGATTTTTTCATTCTGGTAAGCGTTGTACTGCTCCTGCGCCTGTTCCGTGGCTTCCTGTTCCCGTGCTTCGAACGGATTTCCTACCGCCGTGGAAATGGCATTGGCTACCTTTGCGCCAAAGGATTCCGGTTCCGGCTGTTGAGTCATAAAGGCCGGGAGATTATCCGGGTCCACAGTCCGGCTTTTCAGAACGTCGTTATTAAGTTTATTGCTCTTGCCTTCGCCCTTTGCGATAGACAGCGCTTCTTCTACACTATAAGGCATTGATTGTCCTCCTAGGTATATTGAAAGGGAGTCGCAATCTGCGCCCCCCCTTAATTAATCATCATCTTCTGCCGGAACGCTACCTACAATATCGTTGATTTCAGCATCACTCATGTAGAACGGTTCGTCCACGTTTTCTGCGTATGTCATGCCGGTTTTTTCATGTCTATAATAGCCACCGGTTGCGTTGTAGAAAGCGTTCTTTTTAACCTTCCGTTTCTCATCCCCTGCTTCGCCGACCCAAATGTCCATGGTCTGTTCCCCATCCACCAGTGCAGCGTAGGCGTCACCCTGGGAAACTGTGTTCCCCTTCTGCCGTTCACCGATAACGTAGTTCATCATGTAGGGAAGTGCGTACTTGAACTCACCGTCTGAACGGCCTTCGGTATGCCACTTTAATTTCATAGAGGGAATGTTTAAGTCACCTGTGGAAGCAATGTTCCAGATTTTTATGTAGCTATTCCATGTAGAACTACCTTTGGGGATACCCATGAGCGCCAGTGCGTTTTCTGCCTGCGTCTGGTTAATAGTTCCGCTTGCCACCTGCTCGGTCCAGGCTGCTTTCCGTTCCCTTCTTTCCGCCGCCGTGAGTCCGTCAGCACCAACAGCACCGCCTGCGCTTCGTCCGCTTCTGGTCAGTCCTGCCGCCGACAATCCAGCGGAGTAATAGGAGTCTGCTAGTGTGGCAAGGTCCCCGGCATCCAGACCGTTCACGCCGATATTCCGCCGGACCACTTCTTCATAGGCGCTTCGGTCAGTGTTGTTCGCCATTACCAGTTCGCCCAGCTGGTTCTTTACTGCGTCATAGGCTTCTTTTTTCGCTTTTCGGTCCTGCGCATCCAGAATGTTGATTTCTCGTTGCGTGGCCGCAAACAGTTTTTCTTTTTCTGCCGGTGTCATGGGTCTATCCTTTGCAGGCCCTACCCCGCCACCGTTCAATTGGGAAAAGGCTACATAGCCGTAGATTTTCCCGCCCAGGCCGGTTTCCGGATCAGTATCCGGAGTTTCGTATACATCCCTTGCCCCGTCATGGTTCCCCGCCTGGATAACGCCGTTTTCCGTCACAATGCCAGCATGACCGTTGGCATACAGACTATTAGACACAATGGCCATATCCCCAGGTTGAGGCTTATAATCAGGCCCACGCCACAGGTTTACATCATCCCGTTTCGCCCACTTTTCAGCATTGTCAGTGTCCTTGATATCAGGCACATCAAAGCCCGCATCTCGTACAGACTTGAAGGAATAATAGACACATCCAGTACCGCCTGGGATATCAAACGGAGCGCCGACCATATTACGGAAACTGCTTAAAATCATAGAGCCGTAGTTCCCTGTAGTCGGTTCCTTGATGGTCATTTTATCTATATAATCCCGTAGCCCTTTGGGGTCCTTCCGGAACTGCTGTGCTAACTGCTGGCTTTGGGTAATCATGAAATTCTGTTCTTTCTGCTGGTTGTTTCTGGCTACGAACTGACGGATATACGCCGGGTTGACCAATGGCCCGAAACGGTTCACAAGATTGTCAACGGACTGCATATCGTTGTCAGCGAACGCCTGTGAAAGCGTATTACCAACGGTTTTCCCCATGACTTCTTCTATTTTGTCCTTGCACCACTGGGGACCGTAGTCTTTTCCGTTGGCCAAGATAACGTTCCGGATGTTGCTCAGTTCGTTCTGGACAAATTCCGGTTTCTGGTAGTTGTGGGATATGGCAATCTGGGACGTTTCTATGGTGTCGTTCATGACAGCGGTTTTATAGTTCTGGGCTTCTCTATAGGCTTGTTTCTGGGTGTCTTCGATTCCCGCCATGGTATAGGCGTCTGCCTTTTGAGTAAAAAGATCCTGAGCTTTTTTATACTTCGGAACCATCTTGAACACTTCATCCCTGATTTTCTTTTCGCCTTCCTGATACAGCTGCGTAACATTCCTAGCGTTCTCATTCTTCAGGTATGCAAGCCCGTTTTCTTGATTGAACATCAAGTCATCCATGCGGCGGTTATACTCATTCATCGCCTTTGTGACGTCCGCCGTCATATCATCTTCAGCCATTTTCAAGCCGATACCTACAGCTCTTCCCATGCCTTCTATACCGCTGACATCAGCTCCCCAGGCTCGTGCATCAGAAGGGTTGCTGACCGGGTTTCCCCGGCCGCTGATGGTGTTGGGATTAACTTGCGGAGAATAGTTAGTTAGCTTCATAACGTACCTGCCCTGTATTTAGAAATCGCCCGTCTCCAGTCAGGAGAGAGCGGATTATAATTCATTCCATGAGGGGAATAGGTCCCCACCGCCGTAGAATTAACACTCGTGCTTCCACTGCCTGCGCCCTTCATCCCATAAATAGAAAGTGCCCCGCCTGCCAGTGTTGACAGCATTCCAAGTCTGCCCCGCTGGGCTGCATTAGCTGCCGCGGAACGATAGGCGCTAGCCTGGTTCATATAACCGATTTTCTGATTCTCCAGGTTCCAATTATCAATACGATTGCTATAGATATCATTACGCTGGTTCTGCAAAAGGTTCATGCTGTCCTGATAGTACGCCTCGTTAGAAGCGCCCAGGATATCAAGACCGGAGCCGACTCCAGTCAGTCCGGAAGCCCCTTGCGCTGCGGCAATCTGCCCTCGTACTAATCTGCGTTTATCATCCAGTTTACTTTGCTGATAGGCATAAGCATCTGCAATATTTTCTGCTTTGCGGTCATTGATACGCTGATTCTGCTCCATGATTTTAGCGTTAGCATCAGCAGCCTGTGCCTGGGCATTGTACGCCGCTTCCTGCGCTTTATACTGCTGACGCTGGCCGTACATTTGAAGTCCGGTCATGGCCGCTGTAAGTCCGGCAATAACTCCACACATAGCTTCACCCCCTTATGGTAAAAGGGATGAACACGCCATCCCCCAACTTAATAGGATCCATAAATTCAGCCCCCATATGTTTAATCCATGTGAGGGCTTCTTTGTTTTCGCTCCAGATATAATTCTTTAATGCGTGTTTCCGCATCAGGAATTCCTTCATGAGGACCTTGCCATAGGCCACAAATTCCCGCTTGTGACGGCTTAATTCCTTCGTCCCTAGGCACCATACGCAGCTATATAAATCGCCGTCTATAGGGGCTGTTCCGGCCAAGCACAGGAGCTTCCCGGATTTGTCCCTGGCCTGATAGAGGATATCAGAGGACAGCATGGAATCATACACATACTGCCAACTGTTCCGATGAAGTTGCACCATTTCCAGCTGGTCCGCAAAACGAATGTTCTCATAAAGTTCTTTCGCAATGCTTTCATAATCTTCCCTTCTCACTGGTCTGATATCAACCACCAAAGCTCACCACCCTTATAACACCACTCAGTTCGAACGGATACGGCTCATCCAGCTTTATATATACCCGCCCCAGCTTCTCATAACCGCCCGTAGGCTGGTTAGGTACTACTGTTTCTAAATCCCCGCTGTACAGCCCATCTTCGGGATATACAATAGGGTCAACAAAAGAGGAAGAGTTGCCGATTTCCCCTCCCTGGCTCCTGGTCAGCCGGAGAATGGCTTCAGATACTTTCTTATATTTCCCTTGTACCGTCTGTCCGTTGACTTCCAGGTTAGGCGTTTCAATCTCGCTGGTATACCTTAGCCCAATCGTTGCTTTAGATACTTCCTTAGGAAGGACAATGCCACCGTTGCCATCTACGGCAACGTCCTTGTAATATTCTCCATCTGCCAGCACATCGACTTTGCTTCCGGAAAAACGGTCAAGCCCGGTGATAGAAGAACTTCTCTGCTCGTTTCTCCATTGTTCAGCACAGTCCACCATTGTGTATTCCATCCAATCCTCAGTATCAGGATAGTCGGAAAAATACTCAATAAACCTTTTTGTTTTTCCGTTCAGTTCCCTGGATACAACCACATAGACGGTATCGCGATATCCGGATACAAGGTTCACGACGGACTCAAATTTTCCGTTGGAATCCACGCTGGACCATGCATAAACCTTCTGATTAGCCACATACGTAAGCATGTTAATCTCGCCATCGCTGGTGATGAAGTACAGCATGGAATTGGGATCCTGCTGATAGGCTCCATCCACCATCTGCCGGTTCTCGGTCAGGTGTTTAGCCAGGATACTCAAATCAGCCCCATCATAGTTGTCAGTATCATAGGAATAAGCAAAGTCCCTGACAGACGTTCCCCGCCGTTGGATATAGACTATACGGCCACCAACAAGGATAGGTTCTGCTCCTTCGCATCCCCTTGCAGATTGTACCCTGGGGCTTGCAGCTGTAGGAGTAACCGTGCTGGATCCGGAGATAATCCATTCATTTCCATCTGTAAAAATGAATAGGTCCGTAAAGGCTACAATGTGTTGGATGGCATATTCCTTCCGGTTCACTAAGGAAAGCATGATGGCGGAATCATCCGTCACCTTTCCATCGGCTTTCTCAACGGAGAAATTATAATAGTCCCCTGTCCGGCTCATCCACACCGCGTAGGGATACAGCTTATTAGATGCCAGAATCAGTCGGTCTTGAAAGAATCCTACACAACGAGGATACCCGTATTCTGGACACCAACAGGACATAGAATAGAGGGCCGTCTTCTCGGTACTGCCAAACTGCTTAATTACTTTTGCCTGTGCTTGGGTATCGCTCACATACTTGGTAATCTGCGCATAACCCTCATGCGTGTAGGTCATTCTAGTTAGGTCAACAGTTACAGTACCGCCTGTAATTGCGGTTTTTACCCGGATATAGGTATATTCGTCAACCGTACCTGTTTCGCTAGCGTTGAAATCTCCGTTGTTATCCGCATACTTAGAAGTGTAAACCCTGTACTGTCTCCAGGTCTGGCCGTCTGTAGAAGCCTCCAGGATAACTGTGCCGCCCCATTTGCCATGAGTAACGCATTTCCAGGACTTTCCAGCCAGCACCGCCGCTGACGTTGCACTGCCCGTGCTTTCCTGTGTCACCGTTTGAGACGGCATATTATGATAGAGCTTAACGCAAGAACCAACTAGGCCAGCCCGGAACAGTCGTGTAGAAGAATTTAACGTGATATTCCCAGTCACGCCACTGGGCCACAACCCGTCTGCGCGATAATTGTTATCCCCCTTGATATCGCAAGAGATATTTACATATCCGCCCTTGGGCTGTGCTTCAGAGTCAACAACGCCTTTATCATGCCATTTGAAAGAGCCTCCAGCAGGACCACTTCCGTAGTTAGTGCCATTGTTTGTATATCCTGTCGGTCCACCTTCCCGATAATCAGTGTGATAATTAGCCCCTCCACCGCCTCTAGCAGATTGACCATTAAAGGAACTTGTTCCGCCGTCCGGAGCATTTCTGTTGTAGTCTCCTTCATACCACAAGTTATTTGGTCTAGATCCTACGACCCCGCGGTATACCGTTCCAGCGGTTAAGCGCATTGTAACTGTTTTTATTTCTGCTGAACCACCATTTGCAAGCCATTGTCCCCATCCATCTCCACCATGAGAAACAGAGATACCTGCCCCGCCTGACCCGGCTATCACAATGGTATAAGTCCCAGTTGCCGGAGCCGTGAAGATGAAGCTCCCTTGCGTGCTAAACCTTAGGTTCAGCTTAATGCTAGGGTTGTATACAGGTACGTTCCCGTTCAGCCCTTCACTGCCGTTTGCAACGTCAAAATAGGGGGAAGACAGGTCCATTTCTGACAATCTCCAATCAACATCCGTATACCGTTGCAAGAGCTGTACATTATGCGTTCCGGAGGCGATGAAGAGCGTGTCAGCAGATTGAGCAAAGCGGAGGTTGTCTAAATCTTCCTCGGTGAACGGAGTAGCTATTTCCACGTTCATGTAGGTGTTGTCCTTGTACACCCGGATATAGCCCACACCGATTTCCAGCAGATAAGATATTGTGGCGTTATAATCGAACTCATGCAGGATACACTTCTTGCCTGGATACTTCGTCTCGGCTACAAATCTGGTCCCGGGTCTGCGATATACCGCGCCATAAGGCTTAACAAAGCAATTACGGGCTTTCAGCAGTGCAGAGCGGAATTTGTCTAAATCGGTACGGTTCGCAACGTCAGGAGAGATTTCTCCAGAGTTGAAGGAAGGCTGAAAGTCATAATACTGTTCCTTCTGGCTCATCGTCAGAACCTCCCATCAAAGTACTTGTGCGGCAAAGAAGGCTCGTGTTCCCGTTCCCGCGCCGTGCGGAGTTTAGCCTGATACAACGCGTTCTGCATGTACTGTAGTTCCGTCTGGGCCTTGGCTTCGCTACCGGTTAATGCCTGGGCCATGCCATATGCCAGATAATGCGCCAGCGCTTCTACAAATTCTTCGGAGAAGTAGTTGCAGTCCTCTTCATTGGACACATAATCCATGAAGGCGTTTTCCAGGTTACAGCAGATTACCTTCGTTCCCAGCCGATAATCTACCGTCTGGACAAAGAACTTTTCCCGTTTGTCATCCTTCCTGTGGTCGTCACCGTCATAGATTTTCAGCACTTGCAAGCAGTCATCTGGATAGCGGTAGACATAATCCCAGCCTTTTACATTGTCGCCGAAATCTTCTACCGTTTCCAGCTTCATAGTGCGTTCTGCAAACTCCCAGCTGTAATCTTTAAGCAGGATTCGTCTGTATCTGTCATAGTGCAGTTTACAGGTCCTAGCCAGCTCGGTATTTTCGGATAGGCTCTTGATAATGCCTTTCCCCAGGAAGTTCAAAGCCAGGTTGCAAATATCAACTTCATTCATGTATTTGCTCCTATACAAAAGAAAAGGGAAGGTGTTACCCTTCCCCCTTGGTTATTCAATCGGCACAACATCTGTCAGCCCGGCAGTTACCTTCCCCGTAGCAGTCCCGGAGAGCTTAATGCGGATATACTCTTTACACCCATAGGGCAGGAAAGCTTTGGTCACGATACCCTTATCACCGGTTTTGCCAAAGAAGGTAGCCACGTCGGTTGCGTCGGCAAAGTCAGATTTGGAAGCGGTCTGAACCGTGCAGTCAAGTTTGCCGGAGCCGCCCGCCAGCTGGACTACTACGTACAGCGGAGCAATGGCATCACCGCCGCCCTGGTTGTAAATGCCAGGAGAAGTCTTGCCAGAAGCAAAGCCGGAAGCCGCTTCCCCGTCAAAGAACATATTTTCTTTATCAAAAAGCATATTTTATACCCCTTTCAATTAAAACCCTGCTTCGGTGTCGGTCATGCAGTCCATCTTCTTAACCGGAATTCCGGAGAAGCGGAGCAGAGGAGCCTGGTTCTCTCTCATCTCACGAGTCACATGCACGTTCGCTTTGTCCAGCAGGAAGGTTTCCAGATAGGAATAAACAGTGTCAGAAACATACATGATGGGAGACTTGGGCAGCTGGAGGCGGTTCTTTGCAAAGATAATCTTATTCATGAATGTTGCCGCCTGTGCAGAAGTGAACTTGGACAGGGCATCCACGTCAATGTTGCGGATTGCCGCCACGGAGCGGAGATTCTGGACAGCAAGGCCAACCTGCCAGCTGTAGAGAGTCTGTACAGCGCGGAAAGGTTTCCCTTCGGAGTCGTACACATCCCCTTCGCCCAGGTCCTTAGTATCCAGGCCAGCAGTCATATTCTTGGGATAAATCCCGGTTACCTTTCTGTCTCCCCAGTCGACAATCAGTGCAGAGGTGTTATGGCCACTGGTATTCTTAGTCCCTGCGGAAATTACCTGATACCCACGGGTTCCCTTGTCGCCGTCTTCGATGGGATAGCGGACCAAAAGTCCATTGAAGGTGTCGGTGTAGTTAGGGTCGGTAAGATCGCCATAAATAAAGCACTTGGCAACAAACTGCCCCATACCTTCTACGTGTGCATCATCCTCAGAAGCACGATAGGCTTCGGGGTTCGGTTTCCCTTTCAGCAGGAGGGTATCCACGCAAGAGCGGTCTTCCAGGTACATGCACTGATCAATGACCTGCTTTACGTCAGATTTCGTCGGAGCCGTACCACGGTTAGCACGTCTGATGGACGGAGACGGCAGGGAGGTTCGAATGGTAGTCTTGTTCCCGATAGGCAGGTCGCCTTCTGCAAAAGGCATATCTTCCAGAATGGGGTTGGACTGTTTCAGGATTTCGATGATAGGCTGGAAAGCGTTATTTGCCCCCAGTCGTTTCTGGATATCGTTAAGAGTTACAGCATAAGGCATAATTTATGCTCCTTTCATTTGTAGCTGTTAAAATTCGTGTTCGGGTATCTAGTTGACTGGATCTCTCCAGCACTCGTATCAGTGGCCGCGTGGCCGGAATCTTCACTGACCATACGCCCCACCTGGGCAAGCGCTTTTACAATCTCTATTCTGTTACCGATACCGCCGATGTTAAGGGCTTGTCTCAGCCCTGGGACAAGGGGTTCCAACTTATTTAAAGCTGTACCAACATAGCTGATTTCTTCGTTGTATTTCGCGCCTAAGGCTTTCTTTGTTTCGTCGGCCCACGCTTGCTGTTCTTCAATCTGCTGTTGAGCAATGGCTTTCGCCATGTTCTGCGCATAACTCATGCCGTACTTGGCAAGCTGGTTTGCCTGATCATTGGTCAAGTTCATTCCTCTAGCGATATCGCTAAATTCATTTGCCGCTTGCTGGTCCAGTTCCATCCCTTCCGGCAGGGATTGGGTAAAGTCATACGCCTCAGGAGCAGTCGGGGTTTCCTCTTTCTGTTCCCCAGCACTACCGGCCAGCGTCCCAGTCGGTTCAGTGTTTTCAGCAGGTTTTTCAACTTCTGGCGTCGGTTCTACCGGTTCGGTGTCATTCTGTACCGGTGTGGTTTCTTCGCTCATGTCATCCCTCTTCTTCCCGCTCAGATATCATGCGTTCTGCATCCTTCTGAACTTTAATGTATTCCAGTTCCGCCTGTTGACGGAGCTTGATACCTTCAATTCCCAGGGTTTCTACAATCTTCCTGGCGACGTTGATACCTACGGAACGCTTTCCCTCGTTGAAAAAGGATTGACTATTTCCCGTAAAAGTCGTGGCGTTCACGTAAGTGTTGTCAAACAGTCGCATTAAAAACCATCTTCCCCTGTGGTCATTCAGCATATATTTATAGGCTTCCCCGTCTAGCCTTGCGATTTCTTCCTGAAAGAATCGCTGGTGCCAGTAGGAAGCCTTATTGGTGTCGTGGACGGTTTCATATTTCATTTACATCCCCATCCATTCCTGCAAGGCCGGGTTGCCGTCGTTGGCGGCCTCAGTAGCGTTCTTAGCAGCCTGCGTGATATTCGGAGCGGCCTGGGCTACCATCATAGCCTGTTGCTCTTGCTGGGCCTGGGCCTGTGCTTCTTGTTCAGCCTGGATTTCCTGCTGAATCTGTTCCGGATCCTTACGCATCTGTGCAGGAGCGCCAAGATAATCCATATACTTACTGACGGTTTCCAGGGCATCCACGCTTTTCAGTGCTTCCGGCCATGCTTGTGCCATCTGCATAATGAACCCTATAGTTTGTTCAATAGATACTACCCCGCTCATCTTCTGGGCTTGTGCAAGAGGGCTGATATACTCAACCTTCACTTCTTCATTAAACAGCTCTTGAAACTCATCAGGGATAGGTGGGAACACGTGCTCCCGGTCCAGGATGTTGTACACTCTATCAATGATGAGGTTTAGGAATTCTTCCTGTAGACGTTCTACTACAGGTCCGAGCTGTGACAGTTTTTCGGATTGACGAGCCTGCACTTCCTGCGCCGTCATGTTGTGTGTTCCCAGGTTGTCCAGCATCATAAAGAGATTTGCGCTGTAAGCCTCTTTTATACGGTCCTCAGTGCGCTGTATTTCGTCGGAAAGATAGCTGAGATTAGTCTGGACGTTGAAAAGTGGCTGTATTGCGCTGTTCATGTTTGTAGGTGTAAAGCCACCTGGAATCATGTTTACGCCCGTCATGGCTAAATCTGCGGAGCCTTGCATAGGCGGTTTAACGCTCAGCTCTATAGCTGTAAGGTAATCCTTCTTCAGCACTTGCAAGCCTTTGCTGTCGCCCTCGGCCCACCATCCCGGGCCAGTAGCATAAGCTTGATTACCCGTTACGTTGTACCGTGCTACAGGGCAAGGGAACGATTCAAAACCGCCTACATACAAGTATTCCCTCTCATTCGAGCCATCCAGCCAGTAGACAGATTTAAACGGCATGTTCAGCCGGTCAATCATCCCCGGCAAGCTCTCGTTGTTCGGTTCACAGAGCCAATTAACGAGGAACTTCTTCTCGTATCTGGTTTCCCCGCGGTCTACCATAGCTTTCAGGTTTTCCGGCAGGGCATCCCGGCCAAAGTAATCTATCAGCTGAGGCAGAGACAGCCGGAAACGCCTTGCAATGGTGTTTACACGCCCGTTCCCATCTGTCCCTAGGTAGTAGGTGCCAATGGTCATGGGAACGAATCTGACGCCCTTTTCCCTGTCCATAAACACGCCTAAAGGGCATTGCCCGAATGGTAATTCCATGTAAACGGAATGAACACTGTTGTAGAAATTGGATTTAGCCAGTACGCTTTCCACGATTTCCTGCCGGACATCGAGAATCTTCAAAGCGTCTGTGTTTTCGTTCAGCTGGCTGTTAGAGAACGTAAATTTAAACCATTTTCTGGAAGGAGGAGTCAGCCCGGACAGCACGCCAGCGGCGAAAACCTGATCGCACATCCACGCTGTACCATTAGCGATGTTGGTATCCCTGCGACGTGCAGGATTCGTCCGGTCCTCTGTATCGTCAAAATGGCCGATGAAAGGAAGCTCATAGTTTCGGATCTCTTTCCAGCGGTCCGCCCACCGGATCCGTTCATTCATTAGTGCTTTCATTCTCTGGTTGAGCTTCTGGCGGTCCGGCGGTTCGCTTCTAATCTGTTTATCTCCCGTAGCCGTGCTGGCTATGGTCATAATTTCGTTTTCCATGCTCTACCCCAAAGTGGTTTTCCCGCCCTGCGCGCTTCCTGCAATGGTGTTCTGCGTGCTGGTCCGTGTAGAGGCATATCCTCTCTTCTTCTTGTTTCTGGCGACTTCTTCGCTCAACGCTGTCCCTTCTTCCTGGGCGTTGATTTCCGTCATCGTCGGAGCCGTAGGAGTAGGTTCAGGCGCTTTAACTTCCTGCGTTACAATCTTTGGAGTGCTAACTTTCTTAAACGGATTTCCGCACATTTTATATCCCCCCGAAAATGTCATAGCTGGTATTACACATCACTCTAGCGTGGTTTCCCACGTTGTAATCGGCCTGCCGTGCTACCGGCTGTGCAAAAGTAAGTGCCAGGGCATCCGCCGTGTCCGGGGAACGTCCTAGCACTTCTTTAATTTCATCTTTACTTTTTAATTTCATCCTGCCTCGGTTGTCGTATCCATAATAGACGTTGGCTAGCTCTTCCCTCATCTCTGCATCGTCAGGGATCGCGCCACCGTCTTTCTTGATATACTCTGCACATTTGGCGTACATCTCAGTTCTTTTGTTAAAATATCGGTTATCGTCCGTAGCCTTCCCGCCGAACGCCACCTCGATAACAGAGTATCCCAGCTGACGTATACGGTCTATTACCCCTGCCCCCATAGCACCGGAGTCGATAAACACCGCATCAGGCCGGAACTTATTGATATGGCTGATTACAGTCCCCGCCATGGTCATAGTATCCATGCCGGAAAACCGGAGAGGTGGCATCACGGCTAGCCCCCTGCGCATCACAATACAAGACTTATCCCCGCCAAACCTGGCTATATCAACGCCCATGACCTTCACAGATCCGCCCAAATGATTTTCGTTGTAGACTCTTTCCACAGCCTTCTGCACATCTTCCCCGCTTAGCAGGGCATCAAAAGCAGCAACGGTGAAGTCGCATTCCATCTCCTGCTGGTACTCAACGTCGCTCATGGAGTCGCGCATGGACGCCAGTTCTTCTTTATCAATGACGCCTGTTTCACTAGCCTTGTATAAACAATGATACCAATCATCGTGGGTCAATGCTTCTTGATACTTCTGAAAAAAGCCGTTCTGGCCCTTGGGAGTACCAACGAAAACCGCCCAGCCCTTGCGGTCAGCTAGAGCCGGACGGATGATTTCGCCCCAAAGGTTTTCCTTCATCTGCCCATATTCGTCCAAAATGACGCCATCAAGGTACATTCCCCGGAGGGCATCAGGGTTGTCGGCCCCCATAATGTAGATACGTGCGCCAGGGCTATCAGCGTGGATTGAAGGCAATTCCACGTAGTAGGAAGAGTTGTTGACCTTAATGCCAGGAATGGGGGCTGTATAGAACTTAATATACGCCCACGCCACGCGTATAGCCTGCCCCTGAAAAGGTGCTATATAGGCGTACTGTGGGGCACGCCTGCGGCACTTCAAAGCCTGTTTTATCAGATGATTCACCACGCCGACGGTCTTGCCAAACCGCCGATGACAAACCAAAACACCAAAACGGTGAGCCTCCAGCCCCGGATGAATCTCATTCTTCCAGATCGGCCTCGGCTCATACGGGATAGTGATGTGTTTAGCCATCCTTTTCGCCTTCCCACCCAAATGTGAAAGCCACGTCGCCTTCTACCTTCGTCCGGCGCTCATACACGGCTTCCATTTTGTTATAAATATCAAGAGCCTTAATCTTTTCCATTGGTTTTCCGTGCATGATGATCTTAGCCAGCACTTCCTTTCTCTGGTCAATGGTCAACAGTAACCGGTTTTCCGTTTCTCGGCCTGCATAGTGCTTATCAAGCCATTCTTTTACTTCAGGTCTAGCCAGCAATTCTTTTCTCATCTTGTAGCCATTGGCGCTGGCAGTTGATTGCTTCTTGGTGGAAAAGGCGTTCATATATGCCGTTTCAACGGACTCCCCAGCGGCAAGGTGTTGTAAAAATCTTATTCTCTTTTCAGTCAACCCCAGCTTTTTAAGTTCATCGTCCATATCATCACCATATAAAAATAACGCCTATCCATACGGATAAGCGCTTTATATTTACCTATTACTAGTATACACCATATAATCCCCTAGTTTTTGCGGCAAAAAACAATAAATTGCTAGTCTTTATCTATCTTTTTCGGCCTTCCAGTCCCCACTCTTCGCTTGCCTAGTACGAGTTTTGGGACATCATCTACATTGATAGGTGTTCTAGTTCCGTCGGCTGATTCTATTACCAACTTAGCCCCGCAAGCATTTAAGAAACGGACTAAAAAATCCGCCGTACATTTGTTCGAATTAATTTTCCGACTGACATTTGGAACGCTTCCAAACTCCTCAGGAAGTCTATCAAGCGTGACACCTGCCGCTATCTGCACTGCCTTCAATTTATCGCTCAGCATATTTAACCCCTCCTTCTCCATCTTCCCTCATATCATAGCATTTAGCAAATTATTTGTCAAGTTATTTTTTCGATTTGCGTAGTATGTAATGAAGAAAAAATATTTTTTATTTATTTTTAAAAAAGTACTTGCCAAATTTGAAAAGGCGTGGTATTATATAGCCATGAAAGGGAGAAAGACCTACTGAGCTAGAAAGGAGACGGGTTTTCCAAAAGCCCGCTTCCAGTTAAAAATTTCACCCACATAATATGGTATAATGGGCAAAAGCCCCAAGGAGGAATGACTTATGGAAAAGAAAGAAATGACCCGTGACCAGCTGGCATACGCCGCCCCGGATTTATACGATGGAGGCTGGAGAGCTTCAGACCGTGACCAGTTCCAGCAGGAATACGATTTTACAGACTGGGAAGCGGATATCATGCAGGAAGAGTTGGAAAAAATCGCCAACAGAATCGAACAGGAAGAAGACGGAAAGGAGATGTAATCATGAAATACATCGTTAGAACAGAAACTACCGAGGCTTTCGGAGCCTCTCTTTCATTCGATTCCCTCAACGATGCCCGCGAACAGCTGAAGCTATGGCTGGACGTCGACAAACACCCAGACGAAGAGTACAACGCCGACTGGGCAACATACATTGTTGCCGTCCCTGAAGAGGAAGCGGAGAAAGCCGAAAACGGATATACTGAAAAAGAAACGTTCGTCGAAGGTGAATGTGGAGAAGATTACCATGGAAGATATGACGAGGAACCGAAAATCTACTCCCCAGATATTGCTGAATGAAAGGAGCATTTGAATATAAAAAAAGCCCTGGGGTTAATCCCCAGGGTTCTTTTTTATTCTTACCAGCCCTTCATTCAGCGCCAGTAAAGATAGTTCCTGCACAAATTCGTTGCACCAAGTGTAAACCGTTCTCTGCCCCGCCGGATAATTGATTGAGATATTAACCGTAGGCTTCTTGTCCCAGTATCTCGCCTTTATAACCGCCCGCTTATCCGGTTCCATTTGCTGATACACCGATCCGATGAGATACAGCCATTTTTCTGGCTTGTACACCTCTTCAATATTCCCCCGCCCGTCGGATATCAACACCTCCCGGAGCGGGGTAAAATGCTTTATGGCCTGGGCCGCCGTTGGATCAGACACAAACGCATGACCCCCGCCGCCTTCCATTACCCCCTTTCTCCCGTCCATTTCCGCCCGTGCATCAATCACAGCCCGCCGCAGGTTCTCGTAAGTGTACAGCCTACGTTCCACTGCTTTATAGATTTTATCTTTTATCATCGGCATAAACTCCGTAGATATACTCATAGGGAATAAAGAGATAGTCATTAAATTCATATCCCACGCAGGGTTCGAACTGTACCACGTCCCCAGTCTGGAAACGAGGGATGATTCTATCCCCCTTTCCATTCCTCCAAGTCCCCATCCCAATCACTTTCCCCCTGCTGACTTCTCTTTTATCATAAGGAAGTAGAAGTCCATGGGAATCAACCTTGCTCCGCTCAATCATCACGTATCCAGCATTAACCCTTAACTTCATTTCAGCCACTCCTTTACCGCCAAATATACCGCTAGGACGAATCCTATAAAAGCAAGTTCAATTTGGCTCCAGGGCCTACCCAAGAGAATAAACGCAAACAACAGCCATGCTTCCCAGAAATTAAGTTTCATCTTCATTTTCCCGTTTCATCTGATACATTCCGAGAGCAATGATCATGTAGTTTGCAATATCTTTCAGGGATTCAGCTTCTTTTGGTCCCAACTTCCCGGATTGGTGGACAAAGGCTATATGCTTATCACAGTATCCCAGTAGGACCCGGAAGCAGGCATCCAGGGATTCAGGGTTCAGCCCTTGTAGAGCCGCCCCGCCCCGGAAATTCGCAAGTGGATCGCCCTGGGCATACTGTTCAGCCTTTTCCTTGTAAAGTTCTTTTGTTTCGTCAAAGATTTTACAGACTGTATCCGCAAATTTTTGACAAGGGGTCTCTTCATTCGTTCTGTAATTCCTGCTCTTCGGGTTCTTCACAAAAAGGTTGCAGGTTTCCAGCCCATCTGTTCCCCGGCAAACAGTTCCGATTAATTGACATTCATCACAAATGCTCATTTTATCCCCCATTCTTTCTTAATGTGTCCCATAGCCTGCTCACCCTTCAGTGCGTTTCTTAACCTCTGTAGGCTTTCCAGATCGTCGTCAATGCTTTCCAGTGCTAATTCCAGCGTGATTTCCGGGCCACGCTTTCCCAGGTCATGGACCCTCAAAAGCTCCAGAAGGTCGCTCCGTCCATTTTCGTACAGTCCACAGGCCGCCATAATCTTTTCCCGTACATCCTGGTTAATCTGCATAGTATCCATCTTCCAGCCTCCTTTTGGTCATGGGGTCAAGCTTCCATACTTCCCTAGTGTCATCGCAGAGCCAGACCGGATACAGTGATATTTCCGCCCTAGGATTGTTCTGGTCAATTCCCTCAATGTTGGTTCCTTGCCAAGACAGGATAAGCCGGTCATTTTCCAATACCCCAGCCGCTTCCAGCAGGTCCGCTGTAGCCTGCATGAGTCCAACAAGATCTGGCCACGCCGCCCGAGACGGCATGTAGTAATGCACGAAAAGTTCACACGGCCGGTCAATGGGGCTGTTAAGCCCTAGCTTTCTCCGCTGATTTTTCAAAGCCGGAACTGCCACCGCTTCATATGCTTCATACGCCGCAGATGGACGGAAGCGCCCAGGACCACAGTACCTTCCAGAATTCTTTTTTGTCACTGGACGGCCCGGAATTTCAAAGCAATAGACCCTTTTTAATCTTCCCAATCCACAGAGCCCACGTCCACCCCAAGGGCTTTTGCAACAGCCTTTTTCTGGTCCTCTTTCCACGCGTACACCTTCCTTTCCCGCTTGTAAACGCAGTCATACGTAAGTCCAGCCTGCCTAGCCAGCTCAGGGCAACTCCATCCTTTCAACCCCCGTAGCTCCACCACAGTTGGCTTATCATCGTTTTTTTTCTTCTCTCCTAGCAAGAGCCTTAACCGTTTTATTTCCTTCCTCAGAATGGAATTTTCTGCACATTTCTGGCCATACTTGGAAGCACCTCTTTTCACATCCTCTTGTAACATCCTGATATGTTCTTTATAGTCAGCCAATTCCTTAGGCAGGGGCAGTTCATCGCTTGCCCCCGGGTTGATATAGTCGTCAACGTTGCCCGTCTTTCCCACAGTTGAATATCGTTCCATTCGTTTCATTCGTTTCACCTCTAATCATATCCGTTCGCTATGGCCCATTCGCTCATGTAGTACATCCACCCGTCAGGTCCCTTTCCTTCCTCAAAAGGGTATCTCTTCATCATACCCCACTTCCGACCCGAAACTTTTCATGGGCTCATTGCTCACAGCCTTCTTTTCTGCTTTGTCGACAAACGAAACCTTGTTCACAACAACATTTGTTGTGAATCTCTTTTCGCCGTTCTTGTCATAAGACGTAACTCTAAGGCTTCCATCCTCGATTAGAATCCGTTGTCCCTTATTGAAGTAATTTCCGATAAATTCCCCGGTCTTGTTAAAAGCAACACAATTGATAAAATCCGCCTCCCTGTCTTTTCCCTTTACGTAAGGACGGTCAACCGCAATACAAAATTGCGTGAAAATCTTCCCACTTTGTGAAGCCTTTACCTCCGGGTCACGTACCAATCTTCCCAACAATATTACTTTATTCATTCGTTTCCGCTCCTTTTAACCGCTCAAACCAGCGTTTTCTCTTTTCTTCCTTAATTTCGCTGATTCTCCGCCTACTCATGTAGTAGAATCCCAACGCCTCAACCGCAAGCTCAACGTCCGCTATCTCTTCGAATAGGTTCTCCAGGGCCTCTTTTGGCGTTACAGGCGTCGGATTGACAACCCCGCCCATTTTGTATGCCCTGATCATCTTTAAAGCCGCTTGACTCAGCTCTGCCGCTTCTTCTGCCAATGTCTCCAGCCGTTCCCGTGCGCCTAGCTTTTGCGCAATTAATCTATTCATGTCCTCAATATCGGAAAACCTTTGCTCCATTTCTGAACCTCCAGGCATCCAGTCTTCGTATTTCATTATTCCGCCTCCTCATCAGCATTAACCGCTTCATTCTCCACCGCTTCTTCCAGGGCAAATAAAATGTTGTCCATCGCATCGATAGGCCAGCTTCCCAGCCTCTCAACCTGCCCATCCAGCCAATCCCGCAGTTCTAACGCCTCTTCATGGGCCAGAATGTAATTACTTTCGTCTAATACGTAGATTTTCATTTCTAATCCTTTCTAGCCACGCGACCCGGCTCCGCAGATATGCCACGTTGTTGAGAGCATCCATCATGCAATGAAGGGCCTCAGTATTCTCTTCGTTCTCTTTTTTAGTCGAGCGATTTCCGCCCGCATTCTCTTCATCCAGCCTTCCATCCTCCCCTGCCGGTTCTCCGCCTGATCCAGGTCCTGCTGTAGCATAGCAATTTTCAATTCTGGACTCAGGGCTTCGATAGGGGCCGGTTTTCCCGGCCACTGTACATTAATCTTCTCACACCTTTGCATATTTTGTCCTTTCTCGTTATTTCGCAATATTATACTGATTCTTGACAGTGCATAAGTCTGTGGATTATTTTTTCAGTTTCACCAGTTGCTCTGCAACCCGCCCAATAAACTCCACTACGTTGCTCTGTACCACCCCAATGTTATCTGGCGTTATATAAGTAGCCACCAACATCTTATACATAGTCTCTTGCCGAGGAACAAGAATAACAATCATAAGAAAAATTGAAAACAAAACAATTCCACGAGTGATAATCCACCACGCCATTTTCCTAGCAAGTCTTTCCTCTTTACTGAATCCTCTGTTGCAATAAACAACATAAACTGCGTGTGCAACGCCAAGAAATAGCGGAATACATAAGAAACGAGAAGCACTTGCCACTCCGTTTAAAACGTCAATCGCATAAAACACCCACGGATTAATGATTGGTTCCATTTTCTTTCTCCTTCATCTCAACACCAGTTCTTGCTTTGAAAAAATCAACCGCATAAGGATTTCCGAATTTCTCGAACATAAACTCGTAAAAACACTTAACATCTTCTTCATAGACCATCGTGTCCAAACACTCCGGTGAATAGAAGTCGTAGATTGCATATCTTGTTTCCAGCCATTCCTCATTAGTCAGCTTTTCGAGATACATTACTCCTCCTTCATTTCAGCCATCTGCTTAATATATTCATCATGTAAGTTCCCACATCTAATCAAATATTGAGAAATCCTGTAAAGTTCAATTGGTCTACCGTCAAACACCGTCTGACTTGCAAGTTTTAAATCTTCAAGCTGAAATTCCCATCGACCCATTACAGCATAATATTTGACTGTTCCACGAATTACATCATGCCCGTAAATGTAGCAGATATCCCCTTCGTACAGCTTTGCTCCGTTTGAATCTTTAAACCCGCTGTATTCTCCAACCGTTTTCCGGTCTACCTCATGAGCCGGTATTCCGTCCTCAGCAATGGCCAGCCTGGCTTCAATTTTCGTGTAGTGTTCCGTCAATTCCGAACCACAATGAAGCAAATCTCCGTATATCCATCTTCCTAAATCTGGGCAATAGCCCCTAAATTCAATCTCTCTGTTCATGATACTTAGCCCCCTTCTTTCATCCCTTAATCGCCGTAAGCCTCTTTTGCTCCTTGCTCTCCAATTTTTTCAACACCGATTGTCCCAGCTCTTTTAACCTCCCGTTCTGAATTGACCGCGCCATTCTACGTTCTGTCTTTTCCTGTTCCTCAATCGCCTTAAAAGTTTTAATAAATTGACTCCTAAGAGCTGGCATCATGATGGCGTCAGCCCCGCATAGCAACCGCCAACTCATAGCTTTTACCGTTTTAGCTGTTATTTTATTGGTAAATTCCGGTATCCTGTAATAGCCAACCGTTCCGATTGCCCTATAAACAACCTCCCATTCTTTTTCAGGGATATTGCTCTCTTTTCCAGTGGCAGCCAAAGTAATCTTCTTGGCTTCATCCCTGATTTCCGCAATCGAGGGAAGAAACTTACAAGTTTTCACCACATTCTTAACCGCTTCCATCTGAATCGGGCCTGGAATATCATTCAACATAGCCCCGTAGGCTTGTGCTTGCTGGTCTTTGAAGTTGGGGAAAGCCCCCGCCAGCAAGGCCAACGCCTGTTTATTAATCATCCAGTATTCCCTCCTCCTTCAACCATGCAGTTGTAGCTTCATCATCCTCCGGTGTATCAGGGATGATTTCATCTATATGTTCTAGTACTCCGCCCAGTGTCCCAGGCTGGTCTTTCAATGGGTAGAAGGTAAGCCATCCCTTTAAAGAAGTCTGGTCTACGATTTTCACCATGGAATCCTGGTTCCCGCCAGACAGCTCGTTTAGCTTTTTAAGGGCTTGCTGGGTAGCCCTGGCTGTTAGCGGACGTTTCATTTTTTTCCGCATATCCAGCCATGCCCTTAGGGATTCAAGGAGTTCCTTGTTATCCCCTGAAAATTCCCGAATCAGTGATAAGGGGGTTTTAACAGCGACGGCTTTTTCTTTATATATTTCTTTTTCTTTTTCTATTTCTATTTCTTCTTCTATTTCTGTCGCCGTTTCATTGCGTTTCCGAAACGTTTCATGAAACGTTTCATTTTGAGAAGTTGTATTAATTTGTGGAATTTCTTTTTTATCTTGTTGTTTTTTCCTCCATTCTTGAAGTCGCTTTCTGTCCCTTGCCCGGTTGATTTCATATTTATCAGCTGACTGGTATTTATTCCAGTTAGGTATTGAGTACGCTCCATCGATTAAATCGACCATGTTTAATTTTTGAAACGTTTCAAGAGCCAGCCTGATAGTTGCGATGGGTTTTCCAAATATCGTGGCTAACATTTCGTCAGTACATGCAATCTTGTCATTAATCATGAAAACACCGTTGGTGAATTCTTTACCGGCTAGAATTAACAGCCGAAACCAAATCACAATCAGAGTATTCCCTTCCGGCATACTCTCAATCAACCGGATTTTCGAATCGTCGAAAATCCCGGTATCAATCTTAATCCACTTCATTCCCGTCATTTTTTACTCCCCAGTTTTCTTCGTTCAAAACCCTCAGAATATTTTCCAAGCTTCCTTTTGCCCAGCTACGGAACTGTAATTCCAGAGCTGTTTGCCACTGCTTATTCCTGCCATCTTTCAGCACAGGGAAGCCAGCCGGTACAAAAGGCAGGTTGAAGCGGAATTGAATCCAATGTTTTCTTTGAACTGGAATTAAGAACCCCAGCTTTGCCCAGTATTTTTTATTGCTTCTTCTCTTCATTTTCCCCACGCCTCCACTAAAGATTTCAGCCGTTCCGGCTCCATTGTTTCGATTCCCTGCTCCCGGCACTCTGTCACGAGTCCGTCAATGAACCTGGCCATTTCCGCCGTGTTATATTGGGACGTTCCTGGGTAGGCCAGAATTTCTTTTTCTCCGTTTTCTTCGCTCAAAGCTTCCGCAATGTAGCCAATTCCGTTAGATTCCCAGATTTCCCGGAAGCGGTCAAACGCTTCCGCCTTCATCCTGAGCATCTGGAATGTACCGTATAGCCGTATATGCTCCCGGTACACGTCGATTTTGGACACCTTCAGTTTCTGAGCCAGTTTATCCAATAGCACCCAGGCATAAGCATTGGCTGAAAGGGAACGTTTCATCCGTGCCCGCTTGAATTCCACCTCCCATTCCTTCCCCTTCTTCAAGCTGGCGGCGGCCTCCGAAAACTCCGCCAAACCAGCCGTGCTTCTCACCGTGATGGTTACATCAGCCGTGTCCCGTCCGGCTGGAATCATCTCTTTAATTGCCATCAACTTCATAGGTAGTTCCTCCCTATCAGCTTTAAAAATTCCTCCCTGGTGTGGTTTTCTTCGTACTTCTTTTGTGCCCATCGCTTCATGAAGCGATCCAAGCTCATGTTGAAGTGAACCCCGTTGTCGCTCATATTATGGCAACGGTTGCAGAGAGGAACCGTAAAGCCTTCACGCTCTGAAATCCGTCTGTTAGAACCGCCGAATATGTGGTGACAGGCTTCCGCCCGTCCGCCACATACACAGCACTCATCCCAATCCTCCGGCTGGACCAGGATTGACTTGTGAGGCTTCATGCTTTCGCCTCCTTTTGTTCTTTAATTCTTAGTCCGGCAACCGCTCTTTGCCATGCCGGAACGGTTAGTTCCTTTATGTTCTGGCAATGTACCCAGGCCAGAACCTTTTTCAAATCCGATCCGGTCTTCTGGCACAGAACTTCCAGCTCGTTCTGTTGCCTTTGAGTTGCGTATTGAGCCGTTGGCTTAGTAGGTTCTTTTTCTTCTACCTCTTTCTGATACTTAGTTTTGTACTGACCCCGATACACCGAGGCCGCTACTCCAACCATCTTGGCCGCCGTGCCCAGGGCATCTGTCATGGCCATCTTGAAGCCTTCATCGTTGCCATGAAGGCCGTTTTTATCTTTCTGAATCAGGAAGTCGCCGCCGCTTCCAGGGATGGGGGCAGACCAACCATCCTTCCCTTTTACATACAGGTTGACGAATACGAACACCATCAGCTCCCCAGTGGCCTGAACCGGAACCATTTTGGTATCAGAAATTTCATAGCGCCATCCTTCTCCGCAAAGGCCGAACACATCGGTAAGTGCTTCATATCTCCACTGGGGATTGATATCAGACTTCCCCTTTAATTTTCCAAAAGAAATTGGTTTCGTCGCATCTTCTGGAACTGCCGACAGCCTTGTATATCTTTCATCCATGGGTCATTCCTCCTATTTCACTTGAATATTCTGTTTCTCTTCCAGGACACAGCCAGGAACGTTTTCTCCGGATTTTAAAGCCTTTTTAATACCTGCTTTATCCACCGTTGGGGCAGAATAAACCAGATATGTTTCCGGAATCTGCTCCTGGGCCGTTACTTTCACGGATTCTGATTTCCGGAAGCTGACCTTCACCCTGCTAGTCTTGAATGGTTTTCCCTGCAAACAATATGCTAGATATTCCTTCAAGGAATCCCGTTTGTTCTCCGTCGCCCGTTTACGTGCGGTAAAGATGCCAATTTGTTCTTTCAGCGCGGCGGCTTCTGCATCCAGATTACGGATGAACATTGCTATGTTCTCCGCCTTTTCTTCAAATGCCATGTGCAGTGCGTTGAGTGCTTCCACGTCCAGCACTTCCCCGGTTTCTATATCTACGACGTTTTCGCCGTCGATAACACAGCGTTCAATTGCCTCGTTAATTTCAAATAGCTTCATTTTCATTCCTCCTGTCCGTTTCAAAACCAGTTGCAATAGTAGGTATGGTCCATCCATTCTTTCATGTAGAGAATTCCGTTGGGGTGTTCCTTCTTTTGCATTTCCCCCGGAACCATTGTTTCCAAGGTTTCATAGTCAGTGCAAATAAGCCCAAGGTCATCAAAGAAGAATTCGTGGTTTTCCATAAAATCCGTCATACGCCGGATAAAATCTGCATCTTTCTTCTGTTGTTCCGGATCTCGAAACAACTCATCCACACTCTTTTTCATTTTTTACATCTCCCCCTTCTGCCATCCACTGTAAGAACGCTTCCTTGGTACAGCGGACTACCTTCCCATGCCGAACGGTTTTCAACCGCCCAGTCTTGAAAATGTCATAAGCCGTAGCCATTGAGCAATTTAAAGCCGTAGCCACATCCCCGGCGCTCATTACGCCAGGAATGTTAGGGTAAATGTCATTTACCTCTCTCCATGCCTCCAGGCTTTCCAGTCGTTTCTGCATGGACTCAAATTCCCCTGCCAACTCATGCAGGATTTTTACAGCATCCATCTTCACACCCCCTTGAAACGCCTCATCACTAAATGCCGGTGTTCCCCGTCCATCTCCCAGACCGTTGCCCGGTACAGAGACTCGTCACGAGCCGCTACCATGGCATCGGCAAGAGAACTGTATTCCCTTTTAATTTCAGGCCCGTTGAAAGCCGTTTTATATTCAAGCACGTACACTATTTACATCCCCCTTCCACTGTCTCCCCACAATGCCGCGGCAATTGCGGTTATGTATATAATCCTCAGTGTTGCCGTATTATGCTCATGCCAGGCCCATAAAAAGGGAAAGCAAGCCAGAACCCATATCTTTTCAAGCTTTCCCATACTTTACCTCCCATCCTCGTTCAACAAGTGCTTCAAAAGTCGTGTTTAAAGAACGAGCAATTCTCAAATATACGCCAAGTCGCAGAGACGTCTTTTTTTTTAAAATGTAACGCCAATTTTGGCGTGACATATGAAGCTGTTTTTCCGCAAACTCCACAACGTCCATTAGCTTATCGTGGCGAATTGCCTCAACCCCAACAAAGAACAGTTTTTCTTTTTCCTCATTACTCAACTCATCAATAGATGGGGCATTCGGCTTATACTCCTCTAGTACTGTATTGGGGCATGTTTTTTTAATTTCTACATCCCGTTCATGGTCCTGCCATTTTTGAACCAAGGCGGACAGTTCGAACATCTGACTAGGCGTCAGCCTCATGTGAATATCAATAAGTTCCATAGCACCCTCCTTTTACTGCTCAATCATGGGAAGAATCCCATGATTTTTAAGTTTCTGGTACAAGAACAGACGCCCTTTCTGTGTCCATTCTGTAGTCATTTTCACGTCCGGCCTGCCGTCAGCGTGGTTGAACGCAAAGCTCTTGCTGTGCGTATAGCCCTTTGCTTGGTATCTGCTGTACAGTAGCCACTGCCCCGCCATCTGGTAGATGATTTTCAAGTCAGCCAGGACTTTATTCATAGCCCGTCCGCTCATGCCATAGTCTTTTGCAATGGCGGTAATTGGGACTGTTCCTTTACTGGAAAGGATCTTATCGGTATAATCGGCTTTCGGTTTCAGTTCGCCGATTAACTGCTTCTGTTTTGCGGTTTCTTCTTTGAGAGCCTTTGTTTTGGCTTGCTCGTTCTTGAGAGCAGTCAGGACTTTAATGAGCCCGTCAGGATTCAGCAGGGCCTTTTCTAATGTTTCTTCCGTCATGTAGGCGCCGTGCTTACGAATAGAAGGAATGACTTCACTCGTCACCCAACGTTTGAACGCCTTTGCCGTGGACAGCTTACTAGAAAGGATGAGACTGTAAAGACCAGATTCGTTTATGAAAGTTGGATGTTGTTTTCTCCCAAGAGAATCAATTACGAATGGGGTAACGTTTTGGACCCCCACCTTTTTGTCTTCTTCGTCAACATGGTCGCGAATTGCCTTGGAAGCGTTTTCATATCCTAATGCTTCGGATATGTCCTTTCCAACAAACCAAGGCTCATTGTTTATTTCGATGGCCCTTACCTGTCCAAATTTATTGTTGGTAAAGTTTTGTATTTCGCTCATTGCTAATCTGCTCCTTTCTATCTCCGCTACTTCTCGAATACTAAGCACGGGGAGAAAACACCCTTTGTAAATAACTGTTTCACGCATTTTTAATCCCTTTTACTTTCTCTGTTTAATCCGCATTTTGCGGATAATTTAGGCAAAAAAATTTCGTTTCCGTCAGCGCCGTAAAGAGAACAAAGTGCCGCAAAGTTTGCTACATCCGGAAGGCTTCTTCCCATCTCCCAATTCACAATGGTTTGCTTGTTCTTTCTCAGCTTTTTAGCTACTTCAGACTGGGTAAGCCCTGCATTAACACGGGCAGCTTTTAATGAGATTTTCACTATTTCACCTCCTATTTTTTGTTCGTCATGTCTATATTATAAATCCGCTTTTTGCGGATGTCAATACTACAAGCGGATTTTTTTATAAAATCGTATTGTGATTTTCCGCTTTTAATTGTAGAATATAGGCAAGCGAAAGAGGTGATATTTATGACTTCTGATGTTAAGCAAATATTTAGAGATAACTTAATGCGTTATATGGAAGCGCGAGGCATCTCTCAAAAGGAACTGGCAGAACATATTCAGGTTAGCACAAGTACCCTGAACGATTGGGCAAAGGGAAAGAAACTTCCTCGAATGGATAAGGTAGATAAATTGTGTAGCTATTTTGGCGTAACACGAACCGATTTTTTAGACATGCCTCATAAAAATAAAACTCAGGCCGTAAAAATCCCCGTACTTGGAACAGTAGTAGCAGGTCTGCCCATGGAAGCCATTGAGAATATAGTAGACTACGAAGAGATCACTCCAGCCCTAGCGGCCCAGGGAGAATTTTTCGCACTAAGAATAAAAGGTCAGTCCATGGAGCCTCGGATCTGTGAAGGCGACGTGGTTATAGTCAGAAAACAGGAAGATATTGAAAGCGGGGATACAGCAATAGTACTAGTCAATGGGGATGAAGCCACCGTTAAGAAAGTGAAAAAGACAGAAGAAGGAATTACTCTTATTGCCAACAACATAGCAGTATACAGCCCACATTTTTACAGCAATAAAGAAATAGAAGAGTTACCAGTTAGGATTATTGGGAAGGTAGTTGAATTAAGAGGGAAGTTGTAAAGGAGGAAAATTATGACTTGGGGAGAACTATTAATTCTGATTGCCTATTATTTTGTTTCTAGTATTCTTGTAAAGCAGATAAGAATTCTGTCCCCCATTCTGGCCATTGTCCTGCCGCTTATTGCTCTAATATTCGCACCCGTGTGGTATTGTCTATTCCTGCTAGCTATGTTCATTACCGTTGTATTCGGTTATAATCCGGGCACTCCATATTATTTTCAGTCTGAATTTTCAAGAAAATATGGGTATATCCCCAACAAAATAGCAATGGGATTATTTGCTGTCGGAATTATTCTGCTAGCATATGATATTTTAAAATTTTTCAGCATTTTATAGAAAGGAGAAGAAAAATGTTAAGCCTTATAAGAAACCACTCTATTAAACCTATGGGAAGAAAAGCGTTTACTAAAAGAATTGTTGTTATTGAGCTTATTGGATTCCTGGGAACATTTTATTATTATGCTAACATTGAACAGGTTCACCGCTTTATAATTTCACTTATTAAAAACGGCACAGGAAACGTAATTAGCTCTATATTTATTTGGCTCATTATCGGATTGAGATTATTAGAATTTAACTATATATTGCGCAGGGCCAAGGATGCTGGAATATCGTGGCTAGGCGTTCTTGCCTTTGTTGTGCTAGCGGATCATTTTAAGCTGGCTAAACTGGTTGGGCTAATGGCGTTATGTATAATAGAGCCACAAACAATTATTCAAGATACTGCGTCGTCCGCCGCTATAACCGGGAGGATTACAAAACACGATTCCCAAGATATCAGCGTTTCCGATCTTGACGATTTTAACAGTCCAAAAGTTGCCAAAACGCTAAAGAAGCTTCCCCCGATATAAAAGCAAAAGGCTCATGTAAGAATGGAGGTTATCCTATGAGAAAGAAAATTTTAGTTTTAACCGCCATGTTAGTTTTAGTCTGCTCTACCGCGTTCGCCTATGTTGGCAACACCCGAACAGGGAAGTTCCATAGGGACGGATGCAGGAAAGATTTTAGCATTAGCCACCCTGTTAGTAATGGCCCTGTCCAGCGTTTGCTTTGCTGACACCTATGTAAATGGGTATCACCGGAGCGATGGTACTTATGTACAGCCCCACCATAGAAGCGATCCTGACGGGTACACCGGAAACAACTGGAGCCACCACGGCAACACCAACCCCTACACCGGAAAAAGAGGATATAATAATAACTAAGCACTAGGGGCTGGGAAACTCCAGCCCCTTTTACTCATAAAAAAAGAGCTTCCCCGAAGGGAAGCCCAATTCATCGTGCCCGGGAAGGGATTCGAACCCTGCTAGCGTCCAATATTTATCCCGGGGACCCGTTAACCGATTAGCTAGCCACATCGGCCGGGCCTTATGAATACCCCGGAGCGAATTTCCACACTTCTCAAGAGTGCTGGTATGTCTACCATCGCTTAATCCGGCGGTATTATCAATGATGGTGGTAAGGGAAGGAGTCGAACTGACCGCTAGCCACACCCTACCACGAGTTAACAGGCCAGCCCCAGGAGCATGTGATTTCTAAGCTTAGCGCCTACTCCCATTCGGGAACACAGCTTTTTTCCTTCACGAGCGGCCTGAAAAAGAAGTCCCCGGTATTGGCCAGCCGGGGATTCTAAGGAGAAATGGAAGCGGTGAAAATCGAAACGCCATATGGCCATATGGCTTATCTGGAAAGCCCGCTTCTCCCATGGTCAAGGACTTTTCCTGTAAAGAAAGGAGGTGCTATGGAACAAAAAGACATAAGTCAGAGACAATTCCACCCGCAGTATTATTATACCCCATTCCACCGTTATGACCTAGACCCAAGGAGGCATATATGTATATATTCAAAACGCCAGCTGGGACGTGGGCTTTTCGGATCGATATAGGAACGGACCCCCGAACGGGAAAACGCCGTCAGAAGTCCCGCCAGGGCTTCCAGAGAAAGAAAGATGCAGAAGCCGCCGCCCGGGAATTGCAGACCCAAATACAACAGCAAACGTATGTCATGGACAGCCCGTTGACGTTCGCACAGTTCAGCCGGGAGTGGATGGAACGATATAGGTTGACGGTTAAAGAATCAACGTACAAGGCTCGGATCCCGGATGTGAACGCCTTGCTATCTCAGTTCGGCAAGGTCCCTATCCAGAAGATTGACCTACGAACGTATCAGAGCGCCATAAACGAGCTTTCAAAGCACTATGCTATATCTACTCTTAGGCTCATCCACAACAGCGCACAGATGATATTTAAGGACGCTAGGCGGTATGAAATCATAGCAAAAGATCCTACGGAGTTCGCAAGACTTCCAAAAGCTCCCGACAGCATAGGGGTAAAGCTACCGACCTATTTAGACCGGGAACAGCTGGAAGAGTTTTTAGAAGCCACGAAAGCATCCCGCCCGGAGCAGGATTACACAATGTTCCTTTTGTTGGCCTACACCGGATTGAGAATCGGGGAAGCAATGGCCTTGACTTGGGATGACGTTGACTTCTCAGCCGGACAGATTACAGTCAATAAGACATTGTTCTACTCAGCAGGGAAATATAAATTGACCACGCCGAAGACCCGCCGTTCTAATCGCGTGCTGGACGTTCCTGCCGTCGTTCTATCTGCCTTAAAATCGCACAAGCGGGAGCAAGCCGGAGCCAGGTTAGTCGCCGGGAGCCACTGGCACAAGCCGGAGAATTACGTTTTTACCACACCTACAGATCCAGGACGAGCCACAAACCGTTCATACTGGCGGGAGCATATCAAGGCCGTGCTGAAGCTCTGCCCAGACCTTCCGTTCATCCATCCCCATTCTTTCCGCCACACCCATGCCAGCCTGCTAGCAGAAGCCGGAGTCAGCTTAGAAGAGATAGTCGACCGGCTAGGCCATACCGCCGACGGTGTGACACGGAAGATTTATCTGCACGTGACAAAAGGACGCAGGAAGCAAGTAGCAGAGCAATTCGCCCGATTCATGGGGCAATAA